GCAACTTTAAATGACCAAACAGATAATTACACATTGCAGACAAGTGATGCTGGTAAGGTCGTAGTTATGAACAAAGGATCTGCGGTTAACTTAACAGTCCCAGCTAGTCTAGGTGCTGGGTTTACTTGTTCAGTGGTGCAGAAAGGAGCTGGTCAAGTTACCTTTGTTGCGAGTTCAACAACGATTAATAATCGCCAATCGCATACCAAGATAGCTGGTCAGCATGGTGTAGCCACATTGATTTCAACTGCCGCTGATGTATTTGTATTGGCTGGCGATACTGCAAGCTAATGCCAATTTGTTTACCAAGTTTTGCCGGGACTACTGCACCAGCTAGTGGAGGTGGAGGTGGATTCACAAACCAATATAGCGTAAGCTTTGATGGTACGGATGATTACATAAGTACAGGTTTAGATGTGGGAGGGGCTTCTGCTCTTACTGTTTCAGCTTGGGTCAAGCATGACAGTGTAGGCAATGCCGCTATAGTTACGCAGTATGTAGGGCCTAATAACAGAGCTTTTAGGCTTGCTATGTATCCTAGTACCTCTTCTTGGGCAGGCTTGAGATTAGACGCTTATAATTCCAGTAACACTAACTTCGGAGCTAACTATCTACTTGATCCTGTAATTTCTTCGGGAGTTTGGTATCACGCTGCTTTTGTTTTTACAGGATCAGCTATAACTGTGTACTACAATGGTAATGCTTCTCCGACTGTATCGATGTCAGGAGTGTTAGATAGTGTCACTAGAAATGTCGATATAGGTAGTTCAGGTGGGTCGAGTGATTTTATGAGTGGTAACATTGATGAGGTAGCGATTTGGGACTCTGCGTTATCTGCTTCCGATATAACTTCCATTTACAACAGCGGAGTGCCAAACGATATATCCTCACTCAGTCCTGTGGCTTACTACAGAATGGGGGACAACGATGGTGGTACAGGCACAACAATTACAGACCAAGGAAGCGGAGGCAATGACGGAACGCTAACGAACGGCCCAACCTTTTCAACCACAGTACCATCTTAATAAATTATGAGTAGAAAATATGTAATAATAAATGCGGACGAAGTAGACTCCGTGGATTTTAGCCAAGTAGATGAGACAAGTGCAGACACAATCCGTTACTCACTCGATGGCAGTCAGACATTTGTTAAGTTTGATACCGACACAACACCTTCTTTCCTGGAGGGAAAAACGCAATACACTCATTCTGAAATACTCGCAATACTAGCAACGGACGAATGGACTGACCCAAACTTCCCACCTGAATGATGTCTGCTGACGATAAAGATGCGATAGGAGAGGATTCAGTTGTGAAGGCAAATGTTGCTTTCATGTTGAAAACTATTTCTGCGGTGGCGGTTGCAGTCTACTCCTTCGTAACTATTAAGTCAGACATTGATGACTTGCGAAACGCAAACATTAGATTGCATCACGAGGTTGATATGAACAGTGAGTTTCGCATAAAGTGGCCACGTGGAGAACTTGGATCTTTGCCGGACGATGCCGAGCAAAACATGAGACTTTTATTCCTTGAGAAACAACAGGAAAAAAATGACGAACTACTTGAGGAGTTAAGGTACGGAGGGTCGAAGTGAAATGGAAGTTACACACTACATGTTCGCAGGACTTGGGGTTGCACTTTCCATACTCGCATTCTTCATCAAAAGAAATAAGTGGGAGATAGATGATATGAAAGATCGTCTTCGCCAAGTGGAAATATCTGCTGCCGGGCAAATAAAAGAAGTGAGTCATCTTAATAAATTATCTGAAGACAGGCGTGAGGATATAAAGAAGTTATTTGAGAAGATGGAGGCTAAATGAAATGTTTGAACTCCTTACATTATTTCTTACGGGAGGTGGTTCTGCGGCAATGGGGTCTATTCTTAAAGGCGTGTTTGGTGCAGTCACGGATGCTCGTTCGCAGAAGCATGAAATGGAAATGGCAAGAGAATGCCGAAACAACGAAAGTGCCATTCAATTTCAGCAAGCACTCAGCAACGTACCTGGTGGAGCTTTTACTCGTGCTACTCGTAGGATGCTTGCTCTTATCGGCATGTGCACCCTCTCGTTCATCACCTGTGTCACCACCATCTACCCAAGCGTTCCACTCATCAGTACGACAAACATTACAGGTGAAGGAAAAAAAGAGTTTCTATTCGGACTCCTCAGTTTTCCAGCAGAGCAAGCCCCTTTGGTTGTTACAACAGGACATATCGCACTCTTCGAGGCAACCGTAGTGTTACCATTAATTATAGGATTTTACTTTACACCAGGAGGACGTAGATGATGCTTGATCGTGTTTCAGTAGCTGGCATGAGCGGAACGGCAGCAACCTTTGGATTGTCAACAATTGATACATTCCTTGGCATTGCAGTAGGTGCAGTCACCCTAGTCTACATGTGCATAAAACTATACCAAGAAATTAAGAAGAAGTAATGGCAAGGTATCGTACATCAGGCAGACTCGATGACCAAGTTCTTCAAGATGGGGATCGTGGATTTCGTGGTATAGATTCATACAAAGAAGCAACAAGTTTAGAACCGGGCTTTGTACGGACAAGCGAGAATATGCGCTTGATTGGTGATCTTGCAGAGGTACGCAAGGGTATAGATTTTTTAGCAGGTGCAGTTACACTTAGCTACAATGGTACGAATGAGATGGTATTTGCATCCACACTCTACTCAGATCCTGCAACAGGAAATGAATATGTGGTAGTTGCAACCAAGGATAAAGTAATCCTATGGAATGATGCAAATAACTCAGGCATCGACATTGATTATCCAGGCAGTGAAGTTGTGGCCACAGCAGATGGCGCGAGCTTCGTGCAGGCATTGGAAAAACTCATCTTGTTTCGTGGTAAGAATAAAACTCCACTTGAATGGGATGGAGATGTAAGCAATGATTTTGTAGTCAAAGCAAATGGAAGCCCAGGTGCTGGGCGCATACAATGTCCAAACACAGACTTTGGTGTATTCTTTCGTAATCGCTTAATCATCCCGCAACCCACAGACAGTAACTATTCTATTATCATGTCCGATTTGTTAGACACAGATAATTACTACGCTGCTGAATCACAATTTAGAATCAATAAAGGAAGTGCAGATTTTCTTGTAGGCTTTTATCCATACCAAGAAGATCAGTTAATCGTGTTTATGCGTAATAGCATTCACATGATAAATAACATTGCGACAACCTCCGCAGCTAATACCTACGAAATTACCCGTCAGCATGGTTGTGTGGCACGCAAATCAATCGCACAGTCTGGGCCACAAACATTCTTCCTATCAGATAATGGGGTCATCGTCTTGTCACCCGGTACAGACCCAGGAAAAGGTCTTGGAGTAGCTATTAGTAAAGTTAGTGGCGAGACCATACCCATGACCAGACCCATACAAGATCAATTTGATGAGGTTAACTTTGCAGCAGCAGATAAAGCGTGTGGCATTGTGTATGACAACAAATACTACCTTGCAGTCCCAACAGGTAGTTCAACAGTAGCTAATAAGATTTTCATATTTAACCTACTTACAAGCACCTGGACTAGCGTTGACTCCTACCCTGCCCTAGCAGGCAGTGTGGCATTTCATGTGGATGACTTTGTAATCTGCTCGCATGGAAGCAACCCAACAAGACGCAGATTATTTGCAGGCAACAAAACAGGCTGGTATCTCATGGAAGAAAATTCCATTGATGATAGTGGACGCAAGATAGGAAGTACATCCGAGTCAGGCACAACTGCAATTGCAGGTAAACTTATCACACGCTCATACACCTTTGGAGATATCAATGTAAAGAGTTGGAAGCGTGGTCAGTTGGGTGCAAACACAGTTAACCAAGATGCATTTAACATCAAGGTCAACACACTCGATCCAGACGCAAGTACCACAGTATTAAGCCATACCGCAGATGGCACGGAAGAAGCACTCTTCCGCTTTGGTACGGGGCGTACCCGTGGATATGGTGCGGAAGTAGAAATCAATGTCACTGCTGGCAGACCAAGCTTTAGACATGTTAGCTTGGAAGCTATAGGCGTAGGAGCAAATGCAAGACGTGAGGTGGCATAATGGCAATTACCTGTACAGTAACTCGTGGTTTTACATACGCAACCGGGGTAGACATTTCGGCTGCAAATTTAAATCAATTGGGCGAGCCAACAGTCACAGTACCAAGCGTAACCGATACCACAGTAGTGCTAAAGAGTTTTGCAGTTGCGGATCTACCTTCTGCTGGAACTGCGGGCAAAGTAGTGTATTGTACCAATGGAGATGGTGGGAGTCCCTGCCTGGCATTGGACAATGGTTCAGCATGGCTACGAATAAATCTAGGGGCAGCCGTAAGTGCAAGTGATGCAGAGGAGTATATAATCGCAGAATGAATATACTAGAACGAGCAAAGCAATTTTACGATTCAACCAAGGGCGATATGTTCAAGGATTTAAGTGCGTATGCAGCCTATGGATATGTATTCATTACACCGCAAACCATGTTGCTTGGAAAAGCAGTAAGGACAGATGCAGACATCCATCCAAATGAACAATGGGGTGTACTTGCACCCGATGCCTGGTATGTAAAAACTGCCATTGGAGATAATGCAATTTCAGACTTTATAAATAGTATTCCATACCCACTGCCATTTGTTGGGTGGATGAGACAATTAAAACAAAAACCTATTAAGTGGTACGACTTTAATAGAATCAATCGGAGGAAATAACAATGGGAGGAGGGCCAGACAT